CGTGGGAAAGGGAAATTTATACCATGTTGTTGGTAAATTACCTCAAAGAGGAAAACCAACGTTTGCAAGAGCAACAACAAACACAACAAGGATAAACATGAGTACTGGTAAAAAAGAAGATTGGATGAATTCAAAATGGCGTCCCTGCATGGGCTGGTTATACATGGCAGTATGTGCATTTGATTTCATACTGGCTCCCATACTGTGGAGCGTGCTGCAGGCCATATCCGCAGGATCAGTAAACACGCAATGGCAACCATTGACACTGCAGGGTGCTGGATTATTCCATCTGGCCATGGGTGCTGTGCTGGGCATTGCTGCCTATGGTCGCACTCAGGAAAAACTAGGCGGCGCAGCTGGATTTGGAGCTGGCGCAGGAACTACCTATGTACCACCAGGTCAGCAAAATACCGTAAACATTGGTGCACCAGCTGCTGATGAACCCATGCCCAATCGTGCAGCATTGGATGAATAATGGCTAAAGTCAGCGGAAAAGTTAATCTATCAGATCTGTTAAAATCCAGTTCCAATCTGGAGAACCTGCAGACTGCTCCGGCCACACTAAATCGTGACCCGGCCGCTGGCCCTACTGATACTCAGCGCACTCTGCAGGAGTTAAGCAAGAGTCTGGAAAGCATTGGCAATACCCTGGTCAAGGGCAACAAGGAACCAGGAAGTCGAACTCAGGCCGAATCCGTAACCATCAGCACCAGTACTAAAATCTTCGAAGAGTTTGTTAAACAGACTCGTAAACGCGAAGACCTGCTCAAGGATGCCACCAAGGAACAAAAGAATATTTTCAAACGATTAGAAAATGTTATTATAAAGTTGCAGACTGCGGGTAGCAAAGACACCGCGGCTCTGAAGAAAAGCATTGATGCCTTGATTCGCAAACTGGGTCAGACACCTAAAACCGAGGCCAGAGAAAAGATCAAACAGGCCATGGGACCAGAATATCGGGCACCGGCCTATGCAGCTGCGGCCAGTCCCATGGGCTATGACATGTACAAGGGCAGCGGCACCGAAGGTGCCATTGGTGAAAATGGTGCAGGTGTTGAAGGCCAAGAAGGTTCTGGTTTGTTAGGCGCGGCTGAGGGAATGCTAGGCGATATACTGGGTTTTACCGCACTCAAACATCTGATCAACAAAATTAGTCCGGGCGCTGGTGGTATTAAAGCTAAACCAATGACACCATTTGGTCAGACCGGAGTCAATAAAGCTGGTCGCAGACCTGGTGAAATATTCAAAGAAGGTAATCGATACAAACAGGTAACTAAAACTGGTGGTGAACAATACATTAAAAAACCTAGTGCACTTAAACGAGCATTTTCAGCTACCAAAGTAGGTGCTGCTAAAGCTTTGTCTAAAACAGTCAAGGCTGTCCCCTATATTGGTGGTGCGCTTGCAGTTGCTGACGAATATGGTGAAAGTGGCGACTTTACCAAGGCATCACTCAAGGGAGGATTTGCTACTGCCGGCGCTGCAATTGGTGGTCTGAGTGGACTGGGTGTCGCCAGTATACCACTGAGTATTGCTGGTGGGTATCTGGGAGGTAAGGTAGGTGAATTTGCCGATGAATATGTTCCGGAGCAGACTCGTGCAGCCATTAACACCAGATTTGAAAGCATCAAAGATTCCATATTTAAAAGTAATCCTAACAAGGGAGTACTAGCACCCAAAGGATCAGCTGACAGTGCTGCTAAAACGCAACAGATACAACAGCTGAGTGCAGAGAATAAAATGGCCAACATAAATTCTGGTCAGACCCAGGCGCCTGTGGTCATCAATAATCAACAGGCTGCGGCACCAGCTCAACCAGCAAACATCATGCTCAGCCGTGGTGATACTCGTCCTACAGAATCAGCGCTGACTCGCTGGAACTTCCAGAACTATCAGGCATAAAAAAAGAGGAGCGTTTTAAGCTCCTCCAAAAAACTCCTTCTTTAAGGGAGTTGTTTAATCTTCTGCTGCCAGATTAGCAAAGTAGCTAATGCTGTCATCATCTTCTGCTGGTGCTGCTGCTGGTTTAGCTGCTGCTGATGCCGCAGGTTTAACCGGTGCATCCAGATCAACACTTTCTGCATGACGTACAGCAGCTGGAACACCGCTTAGTACATCACTTAGCTTCTTCTTGAGATCGTCATAGCTCTTGAAATGACGAGCATCCAAAAAGTCAACCAGACTGTGTTGTTGATTCCAAGTAGCTTCAATGGAAGCATCGTCAGCCGCCAAAGGACTAGATGCTTCAAATTCTGATTTGTCATAATTGCGGTAACCTTCCACATTACGAATCTTCAGTTTGAAGTTAGCTCCCTTCCAAAAATCAAACGGATTGACTGGCTCCTCGCCTGGAAACTCTGGCTGCATGGTATCTTTGATCTTGTCAAAAATCTTTTTACCAAATTTAAATAACTTAACTTTGCCTTCGTTAGCAGGATTGCTTGGATCCTGAATGACCAGGATATTAACTATGTAGCTCAGACGACGCTTCTGATCACGCGCAATATTCTTATTGGCTTCGGTTCCAGAATTCCATAATTCGTTGTTTAATTCAGAAACTGGATCAGGCTTACCGATAGTGGTCAGTGAATTCTCAATGTACCATTTACCTGTTGGGCCTTTGAAACCATGACTCCAGACGCGAGCCCAGGGCATTTCTTCGCCTTTGGGTGCTGCCAGGAATCGGATTACTGCATAACCATTGCCGGCTTTGTCTACTGTGGGTTGCCAAAAACGGTCATCATCACGACTGTCCTGGCCTTGGGGATTGGCAATCTTTTCAACCTCTTTCATCAGGCTGTCAAAACCACCACGATTATTTCTTAGATCAGATAAACTATTAAATGCCATGTGTATTACTCCTTCGTATTTGCGTTGTATAAATTGTATTTACTTCGTTTTGTACTACCATAATATAAACTACTCATCAACATCATCATTATATAATTATATATCGTCAGTGTCAATATCTCGTCCGGGTTTTTTACGACTTTTTTTTTCTACCTGAACAAACGGCCACAGGCTTACTCGCTCAGCCAACTGCTGCTGATTGGTAGCAACTCGAACTATGACCTTTTGCATGTCCTGTATGCCCTGAGTCAGATGCTGTATGGTGGCACTGAGGTCCAGAACTGCTTCTTCCAGTTGTCGTATGCGTTCTTTATTGATCATTTCTTCGGTTGATTCAATTGCCATGTTGTATATATGTCCTGAAATTTATCTGTGTTGATGCGTAAAAAAGGTCGATATTTACGAATCATTCTGCTCACTGGCGTCCAGCTAGGATCGGAGTCTAGCTGAATGTCAGCAGCAAATCCAGTTATACGGTCCAGTATGACCAGAGTTTCTGGTGTGATGCTGTTCCTTAGAAACGCTTTGAGTATATAAGGATGACTGCCAGAATCATGTTTAAAGATATCAGTAACACCATCATCTGTTGCTTCCTCGCTTAATCGATTCAGGTCCTGTTCAAATACATAACTAAGACTCTGGTTTCGGCGTTGCCAGGACATGTATTTTTTAGCTGCTTCAACATCAAATACACCACCCCAGCGACTGCCATCTATGAAATTAGCCACCATGAAGTTGCAGACTGCTTCATCAGTGTCATATACTTTAATCAGTCTGCGAAATGCAAACTCTTTACCCATGCCATCAAAGCTTTTGCGACTGGCCCGGATGCGGCCACGCATTTTAACTACATCATAATCATCGGTCTGGAAGTGAGCTTTGAGGGCCAGGTACATCTTATAGGCCTCAAACTCTGTCATTAGATAGGTAACCTTCCTGTGGGTTTCATTAGTTTGGCATCCTGAGCCTCAATGCGAATGCGTTCTTTTAGTACTCGGTTAATCAGCGGCGCCACAGTCTCAATGTCTATGTCACGTTGCTGACAATAGTTAATGATGATGTCCATGCGTGGCGTATGATTTTTAGCATATTCACTTTCAACCCAGGCACTAAAATCATTGGCAGATGCGAATTCACGACTTATCATAAAAGCATTGGTCAGTGTAACTTCGCCCAGCTCTGAGACTAAACGGTGGTCTTTGACAACTCCGTCGGGTCCAGTAAGCTTGATGCCAGTGACGTCGTTGCCTGCGGCTACTCGGTCCTTGATCATGCCGGAACCTGTACTGGTGTAATGCCCTGAGCTGGTGCCGCAGCTGGTGCTGGCTCATGGTTCTGCATCTGCTGTGTATACTTGGCAACTGCGCCCAGATCACAAACATATTCATAAGTACCAACGTGAACTGTGCGAGTCCATGGAGCCAGGAATACCTGACCACCTAGTTCTCTCCAGCGTTTACAGAAGGTAAAGTCTTCGCTGGTATAGGCACGGGTAACTGGATCAATGCTGACATCAAAGTAGGCATGAGCTGTACGATGTGGATCTGTGACACGAGTCATGGTCTTTGGATCCATGGTTTCTGAACCACCGCTGATGATCTGAATGTCTGGCATACCTGCTGCCATTTTTTCAAATACTTCACGCTTGACCAGCATCATGCCAGTAGCAATGCTTTCTACTTCGACTGGTTGATTGATGTCAAAACTCATGGTGTCACCAATGGGTCTGAATGTGCTTTCAGCAACAACTGCATTGATATGAGGACCAGGGATATCTGGACAACCCTTGACTACATTTTTAACTACATCCCAGTTAATTTTCTTTTTAGCATATTGCCCACCAATGATGTCTTTGTCAGCCTGAAGCATACGGAATACATCGTTGGCATCAAAGCCCAGATCGGCATCAATGAATAGTAAATGAGTAGCATCGCTTCTGAGGAAGCCTTCGACCAGGATATTACGAGCCTTGGTGATTAAGCTTTCATTGGCCGCGATCTCAAACATGCTGGGAACACCATTCTGACCCAGATGAGTCAGGGTGTTGATTAAACTAATAATGTACATGTAGTTGGCATTACCACCAAACATAGGAGTAGCAATGAATACCTTGGGTGGTTTTGGTGGTGTATTTTTATTGATAAACAGGGGGTTATTCTGGAACAATTGCTGCTGCAATTTGCTCATTTCTTTCTTTTTAGGTGGGGCATTTAGTTTCATGTACTACTTCTCCGATCAATCAGTTAATGTTAAAGTCATTTTTCAGGCACTACCATAGTATATATCTGTATTATAAAGGTTTTATTTTCAAGAGTCAATAGAATTAATAGCGGTTTTGTGGAGACCGCCAACTCCTATATTAGCCTAGTACTTTGGCAATGATTTTCACGATCAATAATGCTACAACAATGTTGCTGATCAAATTAATGTCAAGTGTTGGTAATGTAAATTTAGGCATTTTAAGCTCCTAGTTTAGGTAAAATGGTCATTTTAGAGACGACCCCAACTCTATTTTCTAAATGGTACTGGAATGTCAGTGTTGTGTTCACGACTATGAAGCGCATAGGCCAGGCAAATGTTATCAGTGTCGGCAGCATAGGTGCAACGCACACTCAGGGGATCTATGCCCTTGGTCATGGCTTCATTGATGTTCTTGCTCATGAGTGTGTTTTCGTTGATCTTGTAGTTCCAAAATGCCAGGATAACTACCAGTATTAAAACAGCTATGCCACCAAAGATTAAATTAGATTGTCTATAGTTCATTATGTGTCCTTGCGATTATAAAATTTATGACGACCAATCTGAGTCAGATAAACCATGTTACGCCAACCTGGATTAACATAGTCTGCGTGATAGAATAGGGCGCCTCGGCTTGGATCTTTGATGTGTTCGCGATTGGCATACACATACACGGCCAGGGCTCGGACTCGCATATACACATCGCGATTGATGTTGTTGATGGTCTTGTATTCACATACCCAACTAAACTGACAGGTGCTGGCAATTTTTTGTTTGACTACACCACAGATGGTGGGTGCAAAGTTTCCGCTTTCCTGACGATTGATGGTCACCATGGCCACGGCAATCTGGCCGGCCTGCGGTTCCCATCCTGATTCAAAATACATGTTCTGGGCCAGGCAATCTACCTGCTGGCGGGCGGATCGATTTAGATCCTCATATGTTACTTTTAGTGGACGCTCCTGAGCGCTGGTGGTTTTTATTTCTGGTACTACGAATGCTGCTAGTATTGCTAATACAATTATAGGTATGATTTTAAACATTGTATCTCCTTTAGTTTAAGAGCAAGAGGAAACCTCTTGCTCCGGGCTATGCGGCGTTTTGTGTTACAGTAGATTTTTTAGTTGTAATTGTTGGTTTAGTTTCGATATTACTAACAAAGCCGTTTAGTTCCTGAGCCTTACTAATAATTTCTTTTTCTGATGGATATACCGGAAAGCCTGGATGGTCTGGAATTGATCCGCCATTGAGTTTTGCTACCTCAACCTTGACGTTCCAATCTTGACTGATGGATTCACGCTTACCAAAATAATCTTCGGTGAGCATGTCTTTCGCCATTTTTAAAAGTTCAAGGCGAATCTCGAACGGTGTCATATTTGACATAATTTACTGCTCCTGTGTTGTGTGTGAAATGATAGGTTTAAAGAGTCTATCCCTCTTGTGTAATTATATTTATATATCTAAGGATTTCTAGAATCATGTGGTACATCAAATACAAAGGTTATGCGAGTCTGATTGCCAGTGTTGACTGCGCCATGATCTAATTTATTATTGAACCAAAAAAATGTTCCAGGTTCAATGGTTATGCTTTCTGCCGTACCGTCCGCATCCCAGACCGTATACACATATGTGCCCTGTATGCTGACATGATATCGATCTTTGTTCAGGTAATAGCTACCAAAATCACAATGCCGTTTGGTCTCACCGCCTACGGGCAAGGTTAAAAAAGCACAGCGTCTAACAGTTGGCACCTTTAATTCATCTCGCAGCAGTTCCAGTATGGCCGTGTGTCGTTTAAAGGCCGGTGTAGGTATACTTATGTCGGTGTCGCCTACATACTGACCTTCGTGTTCTATGCCACCCATGACCAGTTGCAGTGCATCACTCTGAGTATAAAACTGATTGGGATCCTGCTGAGCCGCACCTTCTAGTTTGCGTTGCAGACCCCAGTCACTGGAAAATTCTCTTAGCTGATCTTTGATCAACTTTAAATCCAGACCAGTACGAATGATCCTTATATTACGCATTATATAGGAATTGTTCTGATAAAGTCAATGGCTTCTTTTAATGCCTGATCCGCAGGTCTAAATTCTGATATGGCCTGCATCTTGTCAGTATTAAGCACACAGTTGCTGCGTGGTGCTATGGCCTTGCTGGCCCATTCTTCGGTGGTATAAAATGGTTTATTAATGCCAGCAATTTCTGTGATCTGTCGGGTAGTGACGCCACCGGGATTGACTGCATTATAGATGCCTGGCAATGGACGATCTTCTATGAATCGAACCACAGCTCGGGCCAGGTCGGGTAAATAGGTAATGCTGTTTTCAAAGTTGACCAGACGGTCATAGTTCCAGAGCTTCATGAGCAGATTCTTGTCCAGATTGTCTGGACCAAAGGGCATGCGAAGTCGGAGCAGATAGGATTTTTTATCATAGCCATATTCTGTCCAGAGCTTCTGAAACTCTGCCTTGGTGGCTGAATAAAAACTTCCATTGTTCCAGTTAAAATTTGGGGTGTCTGATTCAGTCCAGCCGTTGTCTTTATATCCAGTATACACACAACCACTGGTCAGGTGCAGTATCTGACATCCAAATGTTCGTTCTAGATGAAGAGGGAAGTTAATGTTGCCCTGAACAGTATCTGCCTTGCGTAATTCGCAGGCATCTACATTGGGCACGCCAGTGAATCCGGCAGCATTGATGATAAAGTCTGCATCAAAAGGAATATATTTATTGTGGTTGGTCCAGATATAATGTATGCTCTGAGCGTCTAGCTCAGCAGCTATGTAACGACCAACATATCCATGACCAATCAATACTATTTTTTTCATCACAACTCCAATTAATAAAAAAGGGGACCTACGCCCCCTTTTAATGTACCTGAATAATTACTTATTCATTACGTACATTGTAACTTCAAAACCAAAGCGCATTTCTGTAGCTGCTGGTGTTGTCCACATAATAGTTCTCCTTTACGTTTATAAAATACCACATTTATAAACTCATGTCATCAGAGAGTAGTAATCTTTTTCTCGACTGCTACAAGGTCTAATTTGAGGCTTATATTACATCATGAACAATTTCTTATTCATAACACTATTATATATGAACTGAGCCTAAGTTGTCTAGGGGGATTAGACTTAAATCAGGCTAATGATCTTCATTAATCTTCTGAATCAAATATCCAGACTATGTTATCTTCGCTGACAACATAATGCGGAACATCATCTACGGTTACAGGATTGGCTTTATTCCAATCACAGAATACAACATCGTCTGGTTTAACCATGGTGACTTCGCTACCCACGGCCATGACCTGTGCTCGATCTACATTGCCATCAAAATCATTCTGTAAGATTATACCTGATTCTGTTGTGGATTTCTTTTTAAGTCTGACTACTAGTACGTTCTTTTTTAGTGGTTTAATCAAAATCGCTCTCTTCCCATTTGTATTTAATTGCTGGTTCTGGTTTGTATTTTTTTCTAACTTCGCCCGTGGATGGGTCTAATTCGTATTCGGGCAGATTGGGTATGAGATCTTCTTCGGGTGGTGCTCCATAACCCACACTGCGATCCCATTCTCTCTGTGTTATGCTATTCGCCATGATGGAAGTATCCTCCAATTATGTATTTGTCATTGCTGATGGGCGTCAGTCCTGCATGCAGGAAATGCAGGGTGGTTGTGAACATGAGCAATCTGCCGGCGCGTGGTGCTATCTTGAGGGGTTTATCTATGTCATAGAATTCGGTCTCCCCACCTTCGGTGACATCATTCAAGTACCAAAAATAGGCAACAAATCGTTTACAGCTGTTCAGGTCCCAGGCATCTACGTGTGGTGCAATCTGTTCATCAGTTCCGGCTCGATATCGTTTCATGCGAAGCTCTTCCCAGGTATGTTCGGGATTAACATGTCGTTCAGTTAAATGACAATCCTTCCAGAATTGCTGACGGTAATACATGATGCTGGCATATAGTGGATCTAAGAAGTCCCATTTGGCCTGTATGACATTGATCTCGGTGAAATTCTGTATGCCCTGATTTAACACCAACTGATGCTGAGGTTCTGATTCGAACCGATCTATGATCTGCTGACACAGCTCTGGCGCCAGGGCATTGTCGTAGACTTTTATGTAATCGCTTAGGTTCATGTTATAATTATATATGCTTTCAGATTAAATGTCAATGAGTTTTTTCGTATAGGTCTCGATACTTTAGCAGACCTGGCACCCAGGGATTTCGTTTCTCTATGAACACCTGTGGATGCGAATCTTCTACGGCTACCAAAACCACCAGCTGTGGGACTGGTATGCCGGTCAGTTCTTCGTACATGATGGCATAGGCACTGCACTGCATGAAATAGTTATGAATCCAATCATGCTGCTTGGGCTTACTGGCTGTCTTAAAGTCAATGATGCTGAGCCGGCCTTCGTATTCGGCTATGCAATCAACAGTTCCGGCCAGTCTTAGATGATGACTGAACAGACGAGTTTCCAAACAATGTATGTTGCTTATGGCTGACAGTACGGGTTTAAAAGTATTAAACAGTTCCTGCGTAAATATGTTTGCACCAAAATCTATGCTTTCATTCTTTAGATAGCTTTCCGTATAGCTATGCAGTCTAGTTCCACGACTGGCAGCTCGGGTACTGATTTTATTGGCCTCGGCTTCGCCAATGCGAGCACGCCAGGCTTCTATGGCTTCGCGTCCATGCTCACTTAGTATGGTGGTGACACTGGGGTATCGTTGACCATCTGGTGTAGCATAGACTCGGGTGCCATTTTCATTGATCTGTTGCAGACCAGGGACAGGTTTATAACTGCCCCCGAATCCAACATGATTAAAATTAAGCGCTGAGGACAACTAGATTGTTTTCAAAGTGATGTTTGCGTTCATCTAAACCCAGGGTGCCACCATTGATGACCTTGGTCATGCCAACAACGTCGTTGCTGTCGCAGTAGTTGTTTAGGTTATGAGTCTTCCAGAACCAGCAGGCACTTTCTATGGCACCAGTTAGGTTTTCGCAATAGGTAACTGCTTCGTCCAGACTCTTGCCAACGCTGGCCGCAAATTTTGTATAGTTGTCTTTGCCAGTTAACTGTATGGCACCACGACCACGGAATTTATATCCTTCGCCAGATGCTTCTGGACCATTGCCCATGCGATCCGCATAGATTTTATTGGCAATCTTTTCTGGGTTACGGTTATAAGGGTTGGCACTTTCCAGTGTAGGAAATCGTTTAGGGAATACTTTATGAAGACCATCGGCACTATAGTTAAGATTTTCTTTTAGCACAGTAAAGTCTGCACTCTCATGACCACACTGAGCCAGGAATCCAGCTACGCGTTCTACAGTTGTGATGTCGTATTTTGGAAATACCTGTTCAAATACAGCAAATAATTCAGCTGTATTTTTATTTTTTGGCAGACATTTTGCCAGTTTAGCTGCGTTAAAATCAAAATCAAAGGACATAGCCTAACTCCTTGAGGTATAAGTTTGAATAATGGTTGATTAAATGTGGTGTAGCATTATGTCGATCCCATTGATGTATGACACTGGGGATCTTACCATAGACACTGACACGACCATCATCTAGTATTTTAAGATCAGTTGGTGGAACCAGACACAAAGTTCCTACGCCTGTGGCATTGGGCAACTTGGTATGAGGTAATAGATCCTTATGGAATATGTAATTGTATGGACCTTGCTCATCGGGTATTCCGCCTACTTCCATCATCTTTTTAATGTCACGTTGGTTCATGAGTGAGACTATGTATTGAATCATCATCTCTTGTGAACCTAAAGTAGTGCCTGAACATAAGATGCGATTAGCTTCTAGTTCCTTGGCAACTGCTTCGCCATAGTTGGTGGTCAGTACATATTTATTAAATCTTTCGCCCAGGTTAAAGCGAGGATCTTCTTCATTGACAAATAAATCTACCTGTCCGGGTTTGGGTTCGATTTCAGCAAAGATGTCACCCTGGAACGCAACGTCGCGTACATCCGAATGAAATACTCGATCATATTCTCCACGAGCCTCGAGCAGTATGTCCAGGTACTTAAAATAACGAGTATTATGAATAGCACTAGGAACGAAGTATCCAGCAGTATAGAATCTAACATCAACGCCACTCTCCAATAGGTAATTAAGTTTATCCTGAACAATATCTGGTTCAACCAGCAGAATCAAATCTGCAGTCTCAGCCATGTAACGTTTCCAGCTTTCTACAAATACTGCTATGAGGTCTACCTTGTAGCCCCAGGCTGTACCAATAATTAAATTTTTAGTCATATACTACTACTCCTGTGGGTGCAATGGTTCCCATGAGATGTGTATGTTCAAGTTCAACTGGGTTGGTCTCTGAGAAATGTTTAAATAAAAGATGCTCAATGTCTATGTAATGTTTGGTGGTGATCTCCATGCAATCATCAATCATGCTATCAAATCTTTCAGTTACATCGTCTATCTGGTCTGGTGTAAAACTCCAGAGTCGGCTAGCATAACCATGACCTGTGCCAACGTTCTTTTGGGCATCTGGCATCCAGCTGACATCACGCTGACGGAATACATATTTACCAGCAACTGCATCGGTTTCATAGACTTCGGTTTCAAATAATGGACTTAGCTGATAGCGACCAGATATTTTAAAGATGCGATCTGTGTCACGCACAGGCTGCATGGTGTCATTATTTTTAATGGCATCTAATACTGCTCTCATCAGTGTAAGCTCTGCTACACTTTTTGTCAATCCCGTTGTGCCGCCCATTTCGGTTTTAACTGGTATGTTGTTGAAGAATTCCTTATGCAGGTGCGCAATCTGATCATTTTCCTGCAGGTTCATGTTGACCTGACAGCGAGCCTTGAGTTGACTCCAACGCAGATTTAATTCTCCCTCAGTATCCTGTATGGCTCGACCACCATCTACCAGTACCAGTATGGCATCTGGATATATGGCCTGTATGCTGTTGATAGTTTCATGAGTCTGCAGTATGCGAAGTTCTGGCGAATATACACCGACATTGGTGTTGATGGCACTGGTTATGATGAATGTAGGTTTCATATTAGTAATTCCGTTCCTCGGAAGTTTGGATAAAGTAATTGTTGTCTGATCAATTCAGTTGCTCGTACATCGTCAGTCACAGGTGTAAATAAGCAACGAGCCAGGTATCGACTACCACCACTGGGGCAATCTGTTGGCAACTTGCTGAAGTTCAGGAAGGTGCGTCTTGAATCGCCCAGGTTGGCTCGATTCTGGCAGTAGCTAAATGGCCCAGAATTTTTACCAATGATCAACTCACTCCACTGACTCAGATAACTGATCTGATTGATGTCAGATTCTAACCCAGCATTAATGTCTCGGGTATAGTATATATTAGCCGCAGTTAGGCTGCTGGGGCTGGTGCAGACAAAGTTAATGTCTGGGAATTCTGCGGCCAGCTGACCAATGCTGTGGGTAAAATCACTCATGCCACTCTGACCTGAGTTGGCACTGCCATTGCACACCAGTACCAGGCGCTGATCTTTATGGTCTCGCAACCAGCTATCTGCTCCGCTTACATCAAAGCAGCTGTAATCAATTTCAGGTAAATAGTAATCAGGATCTTCAGTCCAGTCCAGTTTAAAATACGCAAAGTATTCCTGCCAGATTGCATGCAGACGCTGAAAGTTAATATGCTCACCATGAGGGAATTTGGTGCCTTGCCAGCAACCTACCCAGGTGTTTATGTATACAGTTTCTTTATCAGTGCTTTCGGCAACTCGAGTCATGCGATCCATGAGAGGAATTTCATTCAGACCCAGGTGTGGTATGCCCAGGTCCCGTATGATGTCTGCATGATTGTTGTGTGCATAGCTAAATTCAATGTCAGGCATCTGTTCCATCATGTCACGAACATAGCCCTTGCCTACAAAGCAATCGCCATTGTGGAACTGGTTAAAGAATATGATGTGTTTCATACCAGATCAGCTTTGGTGATGATCTTGAACTCTGGACAGGGAACCACCAGGGCTCCACCATCTAGTAGAAATTGTCTTTCGCGTTCAATGAACTCATCGATAAAGTGCCAGGGCAGCACAAACAGGTAATCGGGTCGGGCTGCTCGCATTTCATCTTCGCTGATGATTGGAATTTCTGAACCTATGGTCTTTTTACCAAACTTATAGGGACTGCGTTCTGCAATGGCCACGATGTCCTTGGTGGTTAGGTTGAATAACTGTAGCAGTGTATTGCCCTTGGTTGATGCACCATAGCCATACACGGTTTTGCCAGCTTCACGAGCAGTGTTCATGAAGTCATAGACATCGGTCTTGAGTTTGTTGATGCGCATACCAAAGTTACCCCAGACATCTGAATCTGCTATGTCTGCTCGGGTTTCCATGGTCAGGATGGCATCGGTTCTGTACATGCAGACCTGACGCAACTGTTCGGTTCCAAATATCTTTGGATCACAACCCTGCTTGACCAGATAGACTCGCATGCTGCCACCATTGACATCATTCAGATCAGCATCGATCACTGCAAATCCATGCTGCTGGAACAGGTATGCCAGACTGCCTAGACTGTAATAGTATACATGCTCATGACAGATGTTATCAAAAGCCATCTGACTTAACATCAGAGGTGTATAGCTCATTTGTAAGATTAGCACGCCATTGTCATCTAATACAGCATGCAGATCTTCAATAAAGGGATTTGGATCGTCTAGATCATAGAACATGGCCACACAGGTAATGACCTTGGCTTTTTTATCTGTGGCTTTATCATAGGCCGCTTTGCTAAAGTAATCCTGAATCACCGTAGCATGTTTGCTGCTTTCGGCATGAAATGTATCATCACAGGGATCTATGCCTACCTTGGTAAATGTATCTGGAACCTGACGCAGTAATGTGCCATCATTGCAGGCTATGTCCAACCAGACATCACCAGGTTTGGTCTTGACTCGTTCAGTAACTTCGGTTACAATTTTACCCAATTCCCGTGTCATGGTGGCATTAGTACCACTTCGATACCAATACCGACCCCACATGGCTTCGGGTGGAGCAACCTGGCCCAGTCTTACGGCTCCGATCTTTTTATCTAACCAAAGATCCAGACTGTATTTTTTACGATCCGTGCTGTGTTCGTCGGCATTTAAAAAGTCACTGACATAATGTTCGCCTAGACTAAGTACTGGTTTTTCATTACTCATTGTTGTCTCCATATAATTTTTCTTCGATGATTTCACTGCCAAATTGTTCATTGATCTGTTTTTTAATCTCAGCTCGCTTATCGTTTGTCAGGGGTATATTCAAAGCTGCAGTATAGTATAAATCGCCACGGTCATCTTGTTTGATGCAGTTGCGAATGATGTCTTCTAGTTCCCAGATCTTTTCATTTACTTCCTTCAATTCTATATGAAAGTTATCCAGGTGTCGATCCTGAAGCGGAAAATAAATTAAACTTAGTTCCTCATACTCTACTCGGATATTATGACGCTTTTCGGTATCTTTGACTCGCTCCATTTTTATTTCTAAAATGGTAATCTTGTCTATGAGCTCTCCTAGGCTTATGGGCGCTAGTATTTTCATGCGGTGTCCTTTTCAAATTGAGCTAATTTTAAATCTGATTTAACCATGTCTTTGACCAGACTCAGGAAGCTGATTTCTGGATGCCAGTTTAGTTTGGTCCTGGCTTTGCTACAATCACCTAATAATAATTCAACCTCGGCTGGGCGATAAAAATCTGAACTAATGGCTACTAAAAGCTGACCTGTTGCTTTATCATGACCCCGTTCATCTATGCCAGTTCCGGTCCAGACTATGTCAAAGCCCAACTCAGCCGCAGCCAATTCACAAAAGGTACGAACTGTCTGAGTCTGTTCGGTACTGATGACAAAGTCTTCGGGTTCATCCAACTGCATCATGGCATGCATGGCTCGAACATAATCCTGAGCATGCCCCCAGTCTCGTTTAGCATCTATGTTGCCCAGCACAACTGGTGACTTGGTGCTGCCAACTGCCAGACGAGCTAGCTGACGGGTAATTTTTCGGGTAACAAAGTTTTCACCTCGGCGTGGACTTTCGTGATTGAACAGGATACCTGAACAGGCAAAGATGCCATAGCTTTCACGATAGTTGGTGGTGATCCAGTGCGCAAATAACTTGCTGCAACCATAGGGACTGCGAGGATAGAATGGAGTATTTTCGGTCTGTGGAGTTTCTCGTACCTTGCCAAACAGCTCTGAAGTGCTGGCCTGGTAATAGCGAATCTTTTTAGTTAATCCGAGGCTTCGAATAGTATCAAGTATACGTAGAGCGCCGAGAGCATCAACATCAGCAGTGTACTCGGGTAATTCAAAACTAACAGCAACATGAGACTGGGCAGCAAGATTGTAGATTTCGTCTGGCTGTACTTGATTAATGATATTACGAATATTAGTTGAATCAGTAAGATCTGCATAGTGTAGGTGGACATAGCTTTCGATATTTTTTAGATTGGGGTGACTTATATAGGATGAATTTCTGCGGATCAAACCGTGAACTTCATAATTTAATGTAAGTAAGTATTCGGCGAGATAGCTGCCATCCTGACCGCTAATGCCTGTTATAAGGGCTTTCTTCATGACAACCTTTCATCAGTTTAATAATGTACTAGTATATATCTAGAATTTTATATTGAGATTTGAACCAGGATTATTGCTGTGAATTTTTTGTAGTACCTCTTTGAATCCGTCGTCGGTTCTACGGATACCTAGCCTGACAGCATCACCAATTGGAGGCGCACCAACAATTGTCTTTTCGACATGACCCTCAAGGCCACAGGCCGGACAGGGTTGAGTTGTAGGTAGGTGCAGTTCCGCGACTTTCAACACTTTTTCAAATTCATGACTGCAATTATTGCAGCGATAATCGTATAGGGGCATATTATTATTTATCTCTTGGCATAGTTTAAGAAGGCGTCTCGAGCCAGATTCTTGGCTTTGCTTTCGCACTGTATGTCCCAGATATCCCTAAAACTCTGAGCCCAGTTATTGACTGCGTTGTTCCAATAAAAGTCACTATGCGCTCTGAGCTTGCTTTTCTTATATCCAGCATCTAATAAAGATTGCATGTCTGGTCTGACATTAGGGTCATGAT